CCGGGAACTTCGATTACTGTTACCACTTCTGGTTCACATAGTATTGAAGTCGGTGATATGATTGTTTTGGATAGTGTAACAATGCCAACAGGTTCTAGTTTAAGTGCAACTCTTTTTGAAGATAAAATTTGTCAAGTTATTAGTGTTCCAAGCAATACTACTTTTACTATTACTTCACCTACTGCAGAAGCAAATGGAGGAGGTTCTGATTTAACTTCAGGAAGTTCAGCTACTCTTAAACCTTATGCACGAGTAGGTCCTTCAGAGCAATCTTATGGATATGGTTTTGGAATTGGAAACTATGGTGGAACGATTTCAGGAGTTCAATCAACAACAACTAATGGTGCATTAAATGCCGATACTGCTGGTACAGGTGGGGTTGGTACAAGTGTTACTTTAACTTCTTCTGGAGGTTTTTCAGCTACCGGAACGGCAGCGGTTGGAACAGTACCTAATGCAGAATTAATTACTTACACAGGAATTTCAGCTCCAGATTTAACAGGAATAACTCGGGGAGCTTTAGGAACAGCAACTCCTGGAACTTCAAATGGACAAGCCCATTCTACTGGAGCAACAGCACAAGACGCAACAAATTGGGCTGGATGGGGCGAAGCTGTTGAAGCATCATCAGTTACACTTGAACCAGGTTTATGGTCTTTAAGTAATTGGGGATCAACTTTAGTTGCAACAATTGCAAATGGAAAAACTTATACTTGGGACTCAACGGTTTCTAATAACTTTGATACTAGAGCTTCTAGAAATACAACTAATTATGTAACTAAAATTACTGGAGATCAAGGTAATCCAACTGCTAGTCGATTGACTTTAATTTCTCCAACTACTCGCCACTTAATTCATTTGGGAACTGAAACAACAATAGGAACAGCATCTACACAAGACGATATGTTTATTAGATTCTCTGACCAAGAAAAAATAAATGAGTACGCACCTTCGGCTTCTAATAGTGCTGGTACTTATAGACTACAAGATGGATCCAAAATTATGGGGTCCATTGTGGCTAAAGAAAATATTTTAGTTTGGACCGATAATGCATTGTATTCAATGAAATTTGTAGGTTCTCCATTTACCTTTGGGTTTGAACAGGTGGGGACGAACTGTGGATTGATTGGTCAAAATGCAGTAGTTGAAATAGATGGAGTAGCTTATTGGGTAGGTAATAATGGATTCTTTTCTTTTGATGGTACCGTTAATAACTTGCCTTGTAGTGTAGAAGATTATGTCTTTGATGACTTTGATACTACTAAAGGTCAACAAGTTTGCGCAGGAATTAATAATCTATTTACTGAAGTAGTTTGGTATTATCCAACAAGTGGTGCTACTTATAATGATAGATATGTAGTTTTTAATTATGGTGAATCTAAAGATGTACCAATGGGCAATTGGTATACAGGCACAAACGTTAACTCTATTAGAACTACTTGGATTGACTCAGTTATTTATCCAAAACCTTATGCCACAAGATTTAATAGTGGATCTACCGCTACATTTCCAAGCATAGTAGGAGCAACTGGATTAGGAGCAACTGTGTATTTTCAACATGAAGTAGGAACAGATCAAATTGATCCTGATGGACAAACAACTAAACTTACTTCATTTATACAATCTTATAATTTTTCTTTAGCTAAAGATCAAACAGAAGTCTTTTTAGCAATGAGAAGATTTATTCCTAATTTTAAAGTATTAGAAACATCAGCTAAAGTTACTATTAAACTTAAAGATTATCCAGCAGACACATTGGCTAATAGTACTTATAGTCCTTTTACTATTTTACCAACTACCCAAAAAATAGATACTAGAGCAAGAGGAAGATATGCAAGTTTAAGAATTGAAAATGATGGATTAGCTGAAAACTGGAGATTTGGAACTTTCCAAGTTGACCTACAACCGGATGGAAGGAGATAGAGATGAGTAAAGATACACATAAAACTAAAGATGGTCGTACAGTTAAAAAAGGATTGTACTACTATATGAACAAAAGAAAAAAAGCTGGTACTAGCAGGAAAGGTAAAGGAACCGTTTCTGATAAAGCATTAAAAAGATCAGCTAAAACAGCAAAGAAAACATAATGGGTGATATTTCTATTAGAGGCCAAGGCCGAGTATTATACGCAACAGGTGGGACTGCAGCGTGGACAAGAAAAGAAGGTAAATCTCCATCAGGAGGTTTAAATAGGAAAGGTATTGCCTCTTATAGAAAAGAAAATCCTGGATCAAAATTAAAAATGGCTGTAACAGGAGAAGTTAAAAAAGGATCTAAAGCAGCTAAACGTAGAAAATCTTTTTGTGCAAGAATGAAAGGAATGAAACGTAGTAGAACATCAGCTAAAACAGCTAGAGATCCAAATAGTAGAATAAATAAATCTCTAAGAAAATGGAAATGTTAAATGACAAAGATAGTAGTAAGATTACCAGAACCTAAAAAAGAATATTCAGAAGATAATCAAAGACAGATTAACAGAACGTTAACATCTTTAATTCAACAACTAAACTCAACCTATTTACAACCAGATAAGGATGACCAAGAAAGGCTTAATTTCTTTTTCTCATAATGGCAAACACATATAAAAACATTCAGGCTAAAATAACATCTGCAGGATCATACGATGATATGTATGAATCTCCAACTGCTACTAGTTCTTTAATTAAAACTATTAAGTTATTTAATACCCATAGTGGGGCTTTAGATGTAGATGTTAAAGTTTATGATTCTTCTGGAACTACTGATTATGAGTGGGATAAGGTGAGTGTAGGAGCCAGTGGAAGTGTGGATTTATTGACTTTTAATAACCTAATTGTCCTGGAAGCAGGCGATAAATTGAAGATGCAATGTGCTACAGGAAATGTTATAAAAATGACTGCATCAGTATTACAAATTTCTAGACCTACAGAGGTCACACAAACATAGGAGGAAGATGCCATTTATAGAGCAAGAAGCAAAGAGTGAGTATAAAGTAATAGAGGGTAAAAAAACCCACGTTATTACCCCTGAAGTGGAGGTTACTCTAACTAATATAGAAACAGGACAAGAATATATGTCCGATAAGGAAGCTGACGATGATGTAGATAACCCATCTACAGCTACTAAAAGAGAACATATTAGAAGAGATGTCCATGTTAAGGTCGCTCAAATAGATTTAGGTGCTAATAGCGGAGAGGTATAATTGTTGACGATGCGCGGAAAACCTAGTAAACTGGTCTTTCGGAGCTTATTTTCAAGAGTAGCTCACTTGCATTTTCAATACAATTAAAGAGATATTATGGGATTTTTAAAAAAAATAACTAAACCGATTTCAAAAGTACTCGATAAGATCATACCGAACGAGATAAAACCGGCATTACCTTACCTATCTGCATTTGCACCTTTTATGTTAGGACCAGGAGCGGCTGCAGGAAGTTGGTGGCAAAAAGCTTTATACAATCCAGCAACACGTGCCGGTATTATGGGTGGACTAAATATTGGTTCTCAATTAGCACAAGAAGGTAGTGAAGGAGACTTTGAAGGACTTTCTGCCTTAATGGCAGCGGGTACTGGAGCATTGACAGCTGGAGGAGCTCCAGAAATGTTTCAAGGAATGCAGACAAGTAATATGTCACCAGGTGAATCAATGGCTAGATATGGAACGAGTACTCCTCCAACAGGAATTATGTCATCTGTTTCGGATGCAATTGGAAAAGGTGGAGAAACAGCTTCTAGATGGTTACAAACTCAAGGAGATATTTTAAGACCTGATGGAAAAGAACTAACAATGAAAAATGCTTTAACAGCAGGTTCAGTTCCAATTACACAAGGTACAGCTGACTTAGCAGTGATCAGCGCTCGTCAAGCCTTGGACGAATATAACGCTGGACTCGAAGAGGGTAGTGATGCGTGGTACGATGACAATGCTAGAAGAGTAGCAATTAGATCTGCAATGGAAGCAGCAGGACACGTTGAAGATGATATATTAGATGCAATAGCATCATTAGGATTAAAAGACGGTGGAAGAGTAGGTAGAGCTGGTGGTGGAATGATGTCTGTTCTTCCAAAAGGAACAGAAATGGATTATAGAGGTGGAGGAATGATTCCAATGGGATCAAAAGAAAAAGCTGATGATGTACCAGCTAGACTTTCTAAAAATGAATTTGTAATGACTGCTGATGCAGTTAGAGCAGCAGGTGGCGGAAGTGTAAATGTAGGAGCAAAACGAATGTATGATTTAATGCATAACCTGGAGGCAAGAGTTTAATGGCTGATA